ATCGCGGAACGCTCGACGGAAAAGTGAAAGAATGGTTAACCGTTCAGTACGCTTTACGCGATACAATGAAAGAAACGGTTAAGGACCGACAAAACGAAATTGTACAAAAAGAAATTGCCCGGCTCCAAAAAGATAAATCCTACACAGCCCAGGAAGCGCTAAACAAAATTTACGAAGCGCGGGAAGGTGAAAACGTTTACAAGGTTTTTTCGTTCGGAGAGCACTACAAGGATCGGGCGGAACAGATCGGCGACGACAACGCCTACGCGCTCGGTACGGGCCTGAATGAAGGAATAATAAAAGAATTTTCTGACCGGTATATATGGGCCACGCAGCGGGACAAGCGCGTCCGAAAAACACACCGCAAATTGCAAGGGAAATGTTTTCTTTTTGACGATCCCCCGACTGAGATTTTAAAAAGCGGTAAAACGCATACCGGCAATCCGGGGACGGCGTGGGGGTGTCGGTGCTGGGCGGAGATACCGTCAAAACCGGTCAAGCCGTTACGAGGGTACGAGGTGAAGGAGTGAAACATTTTACGCCGGTTGGAAAAATGGTTCAGGGGCAAGAAACGGACGAACAGAAATTACAACGAATGGCGCGGGCATCCTTACGCGTTCAAGAAGCGGACACGGGCAGAAATTCAAAACAATGCGGCGTCTGCGGTGAACCGCTATTCGCAAGTCCGAAAATCCGGCAAGGATTAAAAGTGTGTGACGATTGCGCCGATGAAATACCGCGCCTGTTTTGTGGCCGTCGTTCAACGCACGTATGTTTCGAGTGCCGCACCGTTTTTCCGCGTCTGAAATTGAAAATGAAAAATCGAAATTTATATTGTAAAAAATGCTTAAAAATAAAATTTCAGATTGACTTTTAACAGGAGGTGTGCTCTATGATGGACGTGATTACTAAACTACTAAAATACTTCAAATCCCCTGTCCGGGCCTTCAATGATTCGGGAGAGCGCATTGAATCGATGCGCTTTTCCGTACCCGCCCTGCGCGTCGGCGTTCTCGAATACGGCGCAGGGCAGCTCCAGACCGGCAACGCCGCACTCGAAGGAAAATCCGTTAAATTGTACTACCCGCCGGAAGCCGTGAGCGATGAAAAATTTTTAAAGTCTCTCGAAACCGCCCCCGTCGTTGTCGGCGGACACGATTCGACGACGAATGAGCAAAATAAAAAAATCGACGGTTGGGCGCATAACGTCTTTTTCGATGCGGCGGCAAAAGCGGCCATGATCGCGGGCGTCGTCAAGGGCGCGAAAGAAGTGGCCTACATCAAGGGCAATCTCGGTTCGGCTGGGTTCGGCGCGTCGGCGTTCGTTGACATTTACAATCTGAAAGTTGAAAATGGCGTTACGCCGGACGGTCAGGAATACGACGCCGTGGCCGGGGAACTTCGCGCTACACACGTCGCGCTCGCGCCACATGTACGCGACCCGGAAAATAAAATTAAAGTGATAAATGCGGTGTGTATAAATTCGGAAGGTGAGATAAGTGATTTATATTTAGGCGAAGTAAAAAACTCGCGCGGCGAGATATTAAATATTAAGGAGTACAGCATGGACCCTAAAGAACTGGCCGCGCTTGTCAAAAACGCGGTTGATGAGGCCATAGCAGAGAAAAACGGTGAAGACCGTATGAGCGCTATGGAAGAAACGCTTAAGGCGCACGGCGACGCGCTGAATGAGATCAACGAAAAACTTTCCCCGAAAAAAGAAGGGGAAGGAGAAAACGCCGCTTTCGAGGGAAAGGAAACTTCTGAGGAAGAAAAAGAAGAAAAAGCGGCAACTCTGGAAAACGCCAAACCGTCGCAAGAGGTTGTCAAGGCGTTTTCAACGGCGCTCAATGTGGATTTCGGCGCAAAAACGCCGTCTTTCGCTACGCTCGCAGCCCTGGCCGGTATCAAGGAAACTGACGCCGCTGCCCGGATCGCTGCCGTCAACGCGAAGTTTGTCGAGTTGCAAACCGCTGCGCCGGAAAAAGAAAAAGCTGCCGCACAAAATGCGGCCGGGGAGGTGTTCTAATGCCCGGAGTAAGATTAGGTATAGGGGAAACTAACCCCAAACGTGGCGCGGTCCAGTGGGATGCGCGCAGGATCGACGGTGTGGAATTTGTCATTCCGACCGCCGCCGGAGTTACCGCCGCGCCGATTGGCAGCGTGGTAACGCTTCAGGAAAACAGCGCCGGTAAACAGATCATCGTTCTCGGCGCCGCCGCGTATGAAGGGCCGGGATCGGACGAATTCGCCATCGTCGCCATCGGCTTTTTGGAAGCCGCAACGCAGGTAGAGTCGGCGATCAACCAAACCGTAGGGCAGTACGCTGACGGCGATTACGTCGCCATGATAAGCGACATTAACGCCGTGGCTATGGTCCCCGCCGACGCGGCGGCTCCCGTTGCGGGCGGAACTGCTTACGTCACTGCCAACGGAGAGCTGTCCAGCAGTAACGTCGATGCGGTGGCGTTCCCCGGCACCGTCTGGTACGGCACGCCCGGCGTTCAAAATACCGGCCAGCTTAAAACCGGGTACATTTTCGCGCGGCTCGCGTCCGTGAAGGTAGGTTAACATGAAAACAGGAATCAAGATTACTTCCGCCCAGGTGGCGGAACAGCAGTTTCAAAACTGGTATGTCGCCCGTAACGCTTACGCCGACGCACACCGTAAAGACGGTTGCGTGGTGATAAACGAAGTGGCAGCCAGGGACGAATACAAAGCTCTGACCGAGCGGCTTCTTGCCGTGGCGAACAGTCAGCACAAGGAACACGGCGCGGCGATTTCCGATTTGCGTAAACGTTTTGACGGCGCAAGTATCGACCACGTTGTCGATATGGCGCACGGTCTGCGCTCGAAGCTGAACGGTATCGCACAAAACGCGATGAAAGCCGGTATGAGCGTCGAGAACGCCCAGGCGACCGCGCTTAACGCGTATTTCGGTAATCCCGGATACGATCAGTTTGCAGGCCTGAATCAGCTCGCCGAACAGCTCTATGAACAGCTTACCTTTGCCGAATCCTTTATCGCGGAAGGTGATGCGGTCCAGCTTTCGCCCGAACTTGCCGCGTCCGCTGGCGCTATAAGCCGGTTCCGCATCCCCAGGGTTGAAGCGTCGGGCGCAGCTAAACAGCGGCTCGGTGACCTGAATCCGTATGGCGACGATCGGACCTACGCCAACAACATGGCGCAGATTTCCCTGTATAATGAATTTAAGGACGCGCACACAGAGGCCCAGGGCTTTATTATCGAGAATGACCAGGAAGCGGCGCTTCTCGGTTACGCCCGATCGATCGCCCCGGCGCTTGCGGGTTTTATTCTGCAAAACCAGCTTTTCGCCACTATCGAACAACAGGTCATGCAGGCGGTCGAGCGTATCATTGTTGACGGGTGGGGTGCCGCAGCGTTTGACGGCGAGTCCGGACAGTACGGACTTCTTTCAAGCGGTATCGCTCTTTCACTCGCTTCCGCTGGTGCGGCGTCTCCGCTTCTTGCTACTGCGGCGGATTGGGCGGCAAACCCGACGACGCTGATTCAGAAAATCACTAATTATAATTACAAACCGGCGGACCGCACGGCCCCGCTGCCGTCGAACGCTGACCCGATGAACGTTTACAAGGACGTGGTGCGGCTCTTAAATCTCGTTGCCCTTACCAACGTTAAAACGTCGGGAAAAGTGGTACTGTATATGCCTACGTCGATTTATTCGATCATGGTACAGTACCTTTCCACCGGCACTTTCAACCGGACGCTGGGCGAAGCGCTTAAACTCGCCGTGGGCGGGACGATTGAAAGTATTGAGGTCAAGACGTCGGGTCTTTTGAACGCCCGGACCAACTCCCTCGGATCAGCCCAGTACAACAGCGTAATTGCCGTTGTCCACGGCGCGCCGACCGGACGGAAGGGGATACTGATGCCGATGGCAACCGCAACGCCCCGGATTACTACAAACGTGGTGAGTGAACAGCGGTCGAGCTTCGCGGCGCAGCTTACGTTCGGCGGCCCGATGGTTATTCAGCGCGGTCAGGTGTTTATCCTCGACTTTTCGGTAAACGCATAACGCGATGATTTTCACAGATGAACAATTTTCAGCGGAACTTACGACACGGCTGGACAACCCAGCCGTGTCGGCCGCTGAAATTTTAATGTATCTGGAAATGGCGAAGCGCGACGTTGATTCTGGACTGTACGGCGATAACGCGTATAATTCCCAGGTGCTTGACACGGCTTGTCATTTACTTTCGCTCGATAATAAATTCCCGGAAATTTCGTCGGTCAGTCAAAACGGCACATCGACGAGCTTTGCGGGAAAC